AAACATAAAAGAATTTATATTTGCGATGAAATTTATCAATCCCAATTATCAAATAAAAAATCATCAGAATTAGTCAAAAAGCTTGTTTATAAAAATTCTTTAGTTGTTTGCGATAGTTCAGAACCAAAAAGTATTGATGAATATAAAGAAAAATATGGAATAAATGCAGAGGGAGCAATTAAAGGCGCTGGATCTATAGAAAATGGAATAAAGTTTTTACAAGAGTTTCAAATAATAATTCATCCTAGTTGTATCAATTTTCAAAATGAAATATTGATGTATAAGCACCGAGAGAATAAAGATGGTGAAGTTTTAGAGGAAGTTGTTGACAAATTTAACCATTTAATGGATGCTTTAAGATATGCAATAGAGAATGAAATTGTAAAAGAAAGAAGCAAGTATTACAAACGATTACAAAGGCTTAAAAATGCTAAAAGGATTGCTTAAAAGAAAGTCTGACAGTAAAAAAAACCGATATAAAAGATTAGCTTTAAATAAACAAAAACTAGATACTTTTGTTAATATGCTCACAGGTATGGGTACTTCAAAAGATAAAAGAATGAATACTTTTGTTCAAGCTAACATATTACAAGCAGGAGCTTTTGAAGGTCTTTATGATTCAAGTGCAATGGCAAAGAAAGTTGTTGATATTTACCCAAAGAATGCTACTCGTGAATGGATTGAAATTGAAGGATTAAAACCAGCACAAAAAGAAACTTTAGCAAAAGAATTAAGAAGATTAAAACTAAAAAAGAAATTTTATCAAGCTGGCAGATATTCAAGATTGTACGGTTGCGGTGCAATTTTAATTGCTGATGGAACTTCGTTAGATAACTTGGCTTTGCCTTTAAAGATTGAAAGTATAAAACATATTCAAACATTGTTAGTTTTTAATAACTATGAGATGACTTCTTCAAATGAAAAGATTACTGATATAAATGATCCAAACTTTGGAATGCCAGCTTTTTATACTTTAAATTCGGATAAAGGCGAAAATCAAGAAATGAACAGCGTTAATATTCATAGTTCTAGGTTTATTTTAATTCAAGGCGAAGAAGCTTCGGATAGTACATTTGAGTTAAATGGTTCGTTTGGTTTAAGTGTTTTGCAGAGATTAAATCAAATACTTATTGATTATGGTTCTTCTTATGATGTTTTACCTAATTTAATAAATGATTTTAGAATATTCGTTTTTAAGATGTTTCAAATGAATAAAATAATAGACGAATGCAAAGAAGATGAAAAGGGAAATGTAGAAGATGGGGAAGAGATAATAAAAGATAGACTTGAAGCTATAAGATTATCAAGAAGTATTTTAGGAATGTTTGGTGTTGACTCCGAAGATAGTATTGAACAAATTACCCCTAATGTAAGTGGATTAAAAGAATTGTATGACAAAATAGATGCTAGATTAATTGCGGAAGGTGATGTTCCTCATACTATTTTAATGGGCGAAAGTCCAACAGGTTCAAACGCAACAGGAAATTCAACAACACTTGATTGGCATTCTAAAATTAAAGAATGGCAACAAAATAATTATGAAGAAGGATTAGATATAGTATTTAAAATTTTATCAATTACCTTGTCAATTCCTAATATAAAATACGAGTTTAAACCATTACATAAACCAACACAAAAAGAGATTACTGAAACAAGGAAAGCACAAGCAGACATTGATAATATTTATATTTCTAATGGTGTTTATACTGCTGATGAAGTTAGACAAGCAAGGTTTAGAGGAGAAAAATATAGTTTTGAAACAAAGGTTGAAGGAGAGGTTGACAATGGTTTTGAAGAAGAGGGCGACGACGACGACACAGAAAATAAAACCTAAATTACCAATTCAAATTGAAAATAGATACAATTCATTTCTAAAAGAAATGATGAGGTATGTGTTTAAAATAACCAATGAACAAGCAAAACCTATTAAGTCAGCATTTTTTACTCAAAAAGAAAAAGCAAATACCGTAAGGAATGATGATAACGAGGCAAAAGAAATTGTTAAGATATTTAATGAGTTAAAGAGAAAATGGAAAAATAGATATTCCGATAAAGTTTTAAGAAACGAAGCTACAAGATTATTTAACCAAACAAACGAATTTAACAGAGTAGAACAAGCAAGAATGTTAAATATTCAAACAAAAAGTAAAGTTGGTAGTGAAATTATTCTAAGTAATACCTCGCAAAAGATAACCGCAACAAAACAAGTTTTTATTGAGAATAATGTTAAATTAATTCGTTCTATTCCGGATAAATTCTTTAAAGACCTTGAACAAGATGTTTTAAGAATTGTAGAAAAACAAGGAAGAGCAAAAGAATTAAGCGAACAATTAACAAAAAGATATGGAACAAGTAAAAAGAAAGCTGATTTAATTTCAAGAGACCAAATAAGTAAACTTAATGGAAATCTTGCAATGCAAAGACAAGAAGATGTCGGAATTAAAAAATATATCTGGGAAACTTCGCAAGATGAAAGAGTTAGATCATCGCATGCAAGTAAACAAGGCAGTATTCAAAAATGGAATGACCCACCTTCGGATACTGGACACCCCTCGGAAGATATTAGATGTCGTTGTGTTGCTATTCCTTTGATAGAATAGGCAACAACAACACCTATAAAGTTGCCTATCCATAGTTAAAAGTATAGGATAAACTTTTTATTTGACAATGCTAAAATTTATACTAGACTAATATTAACACACCTCAATATATTCTTACGTATTATGTATACTAGATATGATACTGGTAAATTATCAAAAGTAAAAAAGCACGCAAAAGGCTTTATTACTGCTTTGGGTAGTATGTCAAGAGTTGGGGTTCAAAATTATTATGATGCAAAAGGAAAATTAATAAGAGAATTGAGACTTCCTGAAGATGTTTTTGGGCAAGAAAGTTTAGATAGTTTCAATAATATTCCTGTTACAGACAATCACCCACGAATAATTGTGAATAGCAAAAATGCTACACAATTTCAAAAAGGTTTAACCCATGATAAAAGTAGAAAAGATAATGATTTTGTAATAAATGAAATAACCCTGACAGACCAATCTTTAATTGACAAAGTTGTTGATGGTAAGTCGGAATTATCACTTGGCTATGAATGTTTGTTAGATTTTGAGTCAGGTGTTCACCCCGTATATGGTGCATACGATGCCAAACAACGGAATATTAGAGGCAATCATTTAGCTATAGTTGATAGGGCGAGGGCTGGTAGAAATGCTAAACTTCATCTTGATAGCGACAATAATGCCATTTTTAACCAAAAAGTAAATAATACTATGAAAAAACTTAAAATTAATGATAAAGAGTTTGAAGTTAAAGAAGAGGTTTTTGATGCAGTAGAAAAGGCTTTGAAAGATGCTAAAACTGAAAAAGATACCTTGGATACTAAAAACAAAAAACTTGAGACTGAAAATTCTAAAATAAAAAAAGAAAAAGAAGAGTCAAAAGATAAAGCAAAAAAAGATGCTGAAAAAAATGACTCTGAAGTTAAAAAAGAATTAGACACTTTACAAGCAAAATATGACACTTTAGTTTCCGAAGTTCCTTTGAAAGCAAAAGAATATGCAAAAGCTATAAATACAGCTAAAAAAGTTCTATCAGATGAAGAGTTTAAAAAACTTGACGGAAAAGATTTAATGGAAATCAAGAAAGAAACTTTAAAAGTTCATTTAAAAGATGCTGATTTATCTACTAAAGAAGACACATATATTTCAGTTCGTTTTGATATGATTGATGAACAATTACAAGTCAAAGCTGATAATGAACTTGGAAATTTCTTTAATGGCGTTAAAAAGAAAACTGATGCTGAAAAAGAATTAGAAAAATTACAAAAAGACTCAGAAGAAAAAACATCTAATAATTGGAAAGGAGAAAAAAATGAGTAAAGTACAAACAAGCGTAAGCGAAGGTTTTGCAGTTGGAATAGTAGGTGCAATTGCAAACTCTAAACCAAAATACCAACAGTCAATGGTAGCTGAAGAAATAATGAAAACTGGTATTTTTGTTAAATTAGGAACAAAACCAGCGGAACAAATTAAAAAGATTTCTGCGACTGGTGATGTTGCTCTTGGTAAATTATGGGGTGTTACGGTACACGATAGAACAAGACCAACTCCTAATGTAGAACTTGATAATTCTGGTGGTGAAGGTGTAAGGGATTTTACAATTGGCGAAGACGTTGGCGTTTTAAAAGAAGGGTCAATATATATGTCTCCTGAAGATGCAATGACTCCTGCAAGTGCTATTTATATTAGACATGCTGGACGTAAACAAGTTCAAACTTTGACTTGGAGTGGTGTTTTGGTTTCTTTAAATGTTATAAATGGTAAAGTTGGCGGAATAGCAATTGCTCCAGTTACTTTTACAACTGACCACGCTACAACAATGCAGTTGATTTGTGATGCTATTTTATTAGCAAATTCAGATGTTTTAACTTGTACTTTCACAGGTAATATTATCACGATGACTACAAAACTAGATGCAGGTGATGAAGATTTGTCTGATTGGGTAGTTACTCTTGGTGCTGGTCAAGTTACAGCAACGATTGCTGAAACTGCAACCTCTGTTCATACTGATAATATCGGAAGAATAAGAAGTGATTCAGATAGTTCAACTGCTACAGTTGCACCTACTGGAACGGTTCGTGTATTAGATAAGATTAGTGCTGATGGTATCGGTGCTGTTTCTATTAACTTAAACTAAAGGAAAAATATGTATAGAATATATTTAGATAGTGCTTTTAAAAATCAAGACATAAATAAACCTTGGAAAAAAGAAGATGATACTTTTCTTAAAAGCGAATTAATAAGAACTAAAAAACTTGCTCTTGAAACTGTTTATCCATCTTTACAATGGGCTAATGGAAATATGTTGCCAATATCTTTTGAACTACCAGAAGGTACAGAATGGTATAAATACAAAATATATAATGCCTTAGGTCTTGCAAAATATATTTCAAATGGAGCTGATGATTTACCACGTGTAGGTCTTGATGTTGCAGAAATTATAGCAAAAATCTTAAATTCAGCAAACGAATTTGCTTGGACTTTTAAAGATTTGAGAAGTGCAAAATTAGCTGGTCGTAAATTGAATACTAGATTGATGAGTGCTTCTAAAAGAGCTCATATGAGCTTATTTAATGATACTATTCAGTTCGGAAATGCTGTAAGAAATGTTTTAGGTTTTTATAATAACTCAAATATTACTGAATATGCAGTTTCAACAGTTGGTTCAGGAACTCCAAATACTGCTTGGTTAGTAGGTGGTATTGCAAAAAAAACCCCTGCTCAAATAGTTGCTGATATTTGCGGTATTTTAAATAGTATTGAAAATACTTCAAAAGAAACTCAATTAGCGAATAGGTTATATTTACCAACAACTCATTATCAACATATTGCTTGTACATCGCTTAGTACAACTGATAATACAAAAATTTTAGCAAGTGTACAAGGAATTTTCCCTAATGTTAGATTTATACAAGTTAGACAATTAGCACAAGCTATTTTGACAGCTAATGGAATACTTGGTCCTGCTGGCGGTGCTTTAACTGGTTCTATGATGATTGCTGCAAATGTTAATAAAGAAACTGTTGAAGTTCAACAGCCAATGCCTTACAAGGTTCAACCTTCTTATCAGCAAGGATTAGAAATTAGAAACCCATCCGAAATGGAAACTGGCGGTTGTGATATTTTTCAACCTTTAGCTTTTGCTTATGGAAAAAATATTTAAGGAAAAATATGTCAAAAAAATTTGAATATTTTATAACTAATTTTAAAAAGAATACTTTTTTGATTGATGGTTTTTTAATAAAAGTTGGTAAAACTGAAATTGATAAAGATTTATACGAAAGTTTTAAATCAAAAGAAAATTCAAAAAAGCATTCTTTAATAAAAGAACTTATTGATAAAAATTTAATAATCTTAATAAAAAGGAAAAAATGCCTATAATAGAAAAAAAACCTATAATAATTTATAATAGAACTAAACATTGCTACTCTATTGGTAATTTAATAATTTTGCCGGGCCCGAATAAAATTGAGTCAAATTTATTTGAAAGTTTGGAAAAACATCCTTTGTTTCAAAGCCTTCTTAAATCTCACAATGGAAAGCCTGCTCATATTAAAATCCTTAAAAATAAGGAAAAAGCAATTAAACAAGAATTAGAAAACTCAATGCCTGCTGGAATTAAACAAGTTGATAAAGATAAAATAATTGATTCTGTAAAAATCAATGAAATTATTGGAACTTTTGACGAAAAACAACTTGGCGAACTTTCTAAAGAACAAAAAGCTGTTGTTAATGCTAAATGTAAAGAATTAAAAATAAAAGTTGGCGGAAAAAGTTATCCTGATAGAGTCGCTTTGATTAAAGAGGCTGAGAAAAAAGCAAAAGAAGAAGCTGAAGGTTCTGAAGAAGAAGACGAAAATGAAAGTGAAGAAGAAGAAGAAGGGGAGGAATAAATGAGCGTAACTGCGACAACCATAAAAGCTATGTTTCCGCAGTTTTCCTCTTTGGAAGACTCTTTAATAACTATTCATATAACCACAGCAAAATCTTTAATTTGTGAAAGTAAATATGGTAGTAAATACGATAGTGCGGTTAGTTATTTAACCGCACATTTTCTTACATTAAATACAAGTAGTGGAAAAGGTGATGCCACAAAAATAAAAACTGATGTAATGGAAAGAGAATATAGAAAAAGTGGAAGTGGTGGGGAGGGTTTTGGTTCTACTAATTACGGACAACAATATTTAGCAATTAAAAATAGTCTAATTAATAAAGCAGGGAGACCAATCTTTGGCATTCAAAGTTAAAATTGTAGATTTAGGAATGGATGTTTTTGTAGAACATTTAAAACTTTTGAAATTAAAACCAAAAGTTCAAGTTGGGGTATTTTCTGATATTAAGCAAAGAAAATTAAATAAAGGAAATATTGATAATGTTGGATTAATGGCAATTCACGAATTCGGAGTTCCAAACAATCCAACAGGAAGCGGAAGAAAAGCAGGTCGCAATCACACAGTTTCTATTTCTCAAAGAAGTATTTTAAGAAGCACTACAAAGGAAAAGGAAAAAGATGCTATGAAATTAGTTTTGAAAGAATATGATAGAATTATAAAAGGGCAAACTACTTTTGAGAATACTTTTAAATTACTAGGTGTTTTTATTGAAGGTGCTATGAAGTTAAAATTTACTGATGGTACTTTAGCACCGAATGCACCATCTACAATTAAGAAAAAAGGAAGTTCAAGACCTTTGATTGATGAAGGACAATTAAGACAAGCTATGACTAATAAAGTAATTATGAAATGACAAATATAAGCGAATTTATAACACATTCTAAAGTTGACATTACAAGACAAACAACTGCTGGAAGTTATGATAATAATAGCGGTTTATTTGTTGATGGAGATAATGAAGTTATAAAAGTTGATTTGTGCATTCAACCAATGAAAGAAAAAGATAGATTATTATTACCTGAAGCAGTTAGAAATAGCGAAGTTATAAAAGTTTATACTGATAGTGCATTAAATATCACAAATGATAAAGAAAAAATGAAAGGCGATAGATTTACATATAATAATAGATCTTATGAAGTTTTTCAAAATCAAGATTGGTCAACTGGAAATTATGATATAAAATTCTTTAGACAATTTGCTATTTTAGTTGATAACGAGGAGGCGAATAGAGATGTTGAATAAATCCGAATTACAAGAAAAAATTTTACAATGTTTACATTGGATCTTATCAAATATACCACAAACAATTACTATTGATGTTTCAACCATTGTTGAAGGTCAAGAATATTATATTAATACTTTATGGCAAAAAATAAGTTATATCGCACAGGCAAGCGATACTGCTTTAATTATTCTAACAGCTTTAAATACTGCTTGGTTAAATAAAACTTTACAAACTACTTCGGCGATTGTTAGTGATAAAATGGTTATTACAAAATCAATTACAAATTATTTCTTTTTCTTTGAATTAAGTGATAATTTAAAATTCACTCCTTATCTTGACGGAAAGATATCTTTACAAGATTTAAGTTCTCCACAACCAAACGCAACATATTTATCATTGAAAATTATAAATGGAGTAGATAGTCTTAGTAGTGGTAATAATATAAAATATAATTCTTCTACTGAATTATATGATATTAAAGATTTAAAAGAGTTTACAATCAATATTCAAGCTTTCGGAGGCGATAGTTTTGATTATCTTAATTTTTTAGAAAGTAGTTTAAAATTAGATGAAGTTGTAAGTTTTTGTAAAAATAAGGGGGTTTCATTTGCAAGCTCTCAAGGAATTACAGATGTTAATGCTTTGATTAATAACACCTATGAGCAAAGACATAGTTTAGACATTTTATGCTATACCACAGATGAATTTAATAATTCTATGGTTTCCGCATTAAGTGCTGATATTAACTTAAATTTGGAGCAGGTATGAGTCAATTAGATAATATAGTAGTAGTAAATATTGTAAAAGGTCAAGCAGGTGTAAATAGAGAAGGTTTCGGAACACCATTTTTATTAAGTTATCATAATAAATTTGCAGATACTTATAAAGAATATGTAAATATTCAACAAGTAGAAGCGGATTTTGCAACAGATAGCGTTGAGTATTTAAGAATGAAAGCAATTTTTGATAACACAACAAGAGATAATAACGGTGCAAGAATGCTTTCACCTGAAAAAGCATATATTGGACGTTTGCCTTCAAATGCAAGAATTGATGTTTTAGATAATGAAGATGGAAATTATATAGTTACGATAAATGGAACTTCATTTACTTTTTCAGCAACTTCAAGTACAAAATTATTAATTGCCGAAGGATTGGCAACTTTAATAAATGCTGGTTCTGAACCAGTAACCGCCGTTTATGTCGCAACAACTGATTATATAGAATTAAGAGCAGATGTTGCAACAACTGATTTCACTTTAGCGGTTAATGATACAACTTTATTACAAACTGGACTTGCAAGACAAATAAGCACATTAACTTTTGATGCTGATTTGATTGCTTTAAATGTTGTGAATTTAAATATTACTCATAATGAAGTAAAAACCGCAATGAGTCCGATTACTTTTACAACGGATCACGAAACTACAATGGGTTTGATAGCATTAGCATTAGAGGTAAGTCCTTATATTGAAAGCGCTGTTGTTGCAACAACGCCATTTTTAAGCATTGAAATAACTTGTATTGATAACAGAGAAATATCACTAGAAGACATTGTTGTTACACTAGGAGCTACGCAGGCAGGCGGAACTTGGGCAGAAGATACAAGTTTCCCAAACAATACTGCAAAGGCTTATTTGACTGCTTTGGCTTTTCAAGATTACTACATGGTAATATACGCAAGAGATTTTGTTGATAATGCAGAAGTTGTTGATCTATCTGATTTTATAGAAAATTGGGAATATAAAAAAGCATTTTTCTTCAATACCGCAGACATTCGTTTGACAACAAATAGCACGGATAATATTGCGGTTGATATTATAAAAAAAGCAACTGATAGAGGAAACTTAGCAGAAGATGTTATAAGAACTTTTGGAACTTATACTCCACAATTAGCAAATTATTTAAATGATGGTTTAATTGGTGCAAATGGAGATAAAAACGCAGGATCTATAACTTGGTCATATCAAAAATCTAAACTTGGTTTGGTTGATGATTATGTAAATCAAGATGCAGTATTAGGGTTCTTACAAACAAATAATGTAAATTGGTATACAAGAATTGGTGGTCTTGATGTTCTTTCTCCAGCACAAAACGGAGGAAAAACAATAGGAGGTGAATATTTTGATATAACAAGAGGTTCTGATTGGTTACAAAGTAATATGGAACTTGATATTTTTGAATTATTCGCTTTAGAGGATAAAATACCATATACAAACAAAGGCGTAGCTGTTCTTGTAAATGCTGTTTATAACAGATTGAATGAAGGTGTAAGTAATGGTTTCTTATCTGATGATGAAGTTCCAGTTGTTACCGCTCCTGATGTTAATGATTTAACTTCAGCACAAAGAGAATCAAGAAAATTCGGAACTATACAAGCAACTGCTAGATTTGCAGGTGCTATACAAAAAGCCGAAATACAAATTAATTTGAGTTTTTAACAATTAAAAAAGAGGTTTAAAATGCCAACTCCAACAGATAATTATAATATAAAGGATTTAAAATTAATTATAGGAACTAAATCTATTGAAAATTTTTTTGAGGATAGTGAAGTTTCTCTTGAAAAAAGAAATGACGATAATGAGCCAACAGAGGGTTTAGATGGTTCTGTTGTTAATAATGAAAGCAATAGTGTTCTTTATGATTTAACTTTTTCAGTAATGCCAAATAGTGAAGATAATAAATATTTAAGAGGATTAAAAGCTTCAGGTGGTTTATTTCCTTGTTATTATGATGACGAACATTCTGGCGAAAGAGTTTCTATGACAGGGTGTAAATTTGTAAAACCAGCTACAAAAGTAGGTGGCAAAAAAATAGGTGAAAGAGCTTGGGCAATTTATGGTTCAGGTCAAGAATTAACTTAAAAATAAAGGTATAAATGAAAAAATTAGTATTTCCATACGAATTAGATTTAGAGATTGAAGATGGAGAAGAATTAAAACTATCTTTTAAAGAAATACCTTTAAAATTAAGTTTTCCTCAATTTCATATTTTAGGACAAAAAATAACAAGTTCTTTAAAAGGATCTATTGATAATATAAAAGGTAGTTTAGACGATGATATTTCAAAATATCTACCTTGTTTGTTAAGTGCTATAAGTGGTTTAATGAATAATCTTGATGTTGAGTATTTATTAGGATTTTTTGAAACACATAAAAAATATATAAAAGTTATTGAAAAAACTGGCGAAAAAGAATTAAACGAAATTTTTCACTTAAAAGGAAGACCTGATATAATGTATTTAGTAATTATTAAAATTATAGAGGTTTACTATAAGAATTTTTTTATTGGTCTTCTAAAAAATCTAATGGGAAAGGAGAAAGTAAGCAAAATGATAATCGGATTCCAAAAATCAACTGGTACGTTTGGCGAATCTATCTTAAAAAAGGCACAGACCCCAAAGTAATAATGAATACTTGGAATTTTCAAGATTTAATGGATTGCCACGATGCACTAGATTATATGAATTTTTTAGAAGAAAAACAAATTAATAAAAAATGATATGGCTACTTTAAGGGAAATTATTACAGAGTTTGTTTTTAAAGGTGATACTAAAAAACTTGAACAAATAGAAAAATCAGCAAAAGGACTCAAATCTAGTTTTCAAGAATTAAATCCTCTTGTGAAAACTTCATTAAAATTATTTGCTGGTTTTCAAGTATTAAGAGTTGCTAAGAAACTTATAAGCATTGGTAACGAGTGGACAAAATTGGCAGAGGACGCAGTAGAAACTCAAAATAAATTTGATGTTGTTTTTTCTAAAGTAAATGAGAAAGCAAAAATGTTTGCCGAAAATTTAAGAAAGAATTATGGATTAGCAAGGAATGAATCTAATAAACTTTTATCTGATACTGGTGATTTATTGTCAGGATTTGGTTTTACACAAGAAAAAGCATTAGAATTAAGTAATGAAGTTCAAAAAATGGCTGTAGATTTAGCTTCATTTACTAATATTCAAGGAGGAAGTACAAGAGCATCAATTGCAATTACGAAAGCTTTAATCGGAGAAAAAGAAAGTTTAAAATTATTGGGAATTGCAATTTTAGATTCAGATGTTAAAAGGGAGGCTAGTATAAGAGGAATAACTACAGAATTAACACGACAACAAAAAGCACAAATTACTTTAGATTTAATTATAAGACAATCCAAAAACTCAATAGGAGATTATACAAGAACTTCCGATAGTGCTTCTAATAGAAGTAAATTATTAACAAAAAGATTTAATGATTTAAAAATTGCAATAGGAACAATTTTATCTCCAATACGTCAATTTATTATTGAAATACAAATAAGATTAGTAAATGCTATTTTAATTATTTTACCTTGGGTAAAAATTTTAGGATTAGGAATATTAGGTTTAGTCGGAATACTTGCAATTTTAAAAGCACAAATGATTATAACTGCTTTATCTATGGCTCTTAGTTGGGCAATAGCTTTTGCACCTTTAATTGGAATGGTTGCTTTAATAACAGCAATAGCTTTAGCAATAGGTTTATTGATAGACGATATTATTGCATTTTTTCAAGGAAGAAATTCTGTAACAGGAATTATTTTACAAAAATTTAAAGATTTTGGAACTGATGTAATAAAAGTCTTTACTTTTATTGGTGAGAAAATTTGGGAATTATTATCAGCACCTTTTACAAGAATTGTAGATTTTGCAAAAAATAGTTTCAATAAAGTTAAAAATATCTTTGGTAAAGATGAAAAAGGCGAACCATCATCAGATTTTATAACAAATCCGTTTGGTCAAAATTTAGCACCTAAAACATCTAATAATAATTCAAGTAGTACAAATAATAGTGCTATCGTTCAAAGTCCAAAAATAACAGTAAATATTGACAATTCTAAAGGCAGAGGACAAACTTTAATTAAAGATGTTTCAACAGGAATAGAAAACGGTTTACAAAATTCTTTAAACCAAAGCTTAAGAACAATGATATAATAAAAGGATACTATGGCAGGTGCTTTAATAAGTTTATTATCAAAAAGAACCCCTTTTGGTTTTCAAAAATCAAATGGCGAAGTTCTTATGGATATTGAACTTGTTGAAAATATAACTCATAATATGACTTCTGATATTTCTTCTCAAATAGGAACTTTAAACTCAACAAATGACAATATTAAAAATTTACCTGTTGAATTAAGTATGACTTGTAGAATAAGTAATACACCAGTTTCTTTGCTTGGAAATATTGCAGGTACTATTTCAAGTGTTTTGCCTTCCAATCCATTATTTCAGGAGTTTTCAGGAAAATATGTCACTAAATTAAGTAATTTTCTTTTACATGGATCTACAAATAGAAGACAAGATTTTTTCAATAAATTATTAGAATTAAGAAATAATAAAATACCTTTTGATGTTGTAAGTGGATTAAAAGTTTATCAAAATATGTTTTTTACTTCAATTGTTGTTGAAGAGAGAACAGATTCTCAAACTTGTTTGATATTTTCAGTATCTATGCAACAAATGGTTTTAAAATCTAAAAGCACAAGCGGACAGACAAAAAAAGGTTTTAAAAAGTTAAAAGAAAAAGTAACGCAATCAGGTTCACTATTATTTGAAACTTTATCAAAATTCGGAGGTTCTTAATGGCTACTTTTGAAATACCAACTGATCCAACTTTAACAGATTATCAATTTTCAAGTGTTGTAGATGGAGTAGTATATTTTTTTGATATTATATATAATTCAAGAATTAGTAGATATACAATGAACATTATGGATAGTGTAAAGAATTTAATAATTTCAGGAATTCCAATTTTAACCAACGTACAATTAACTAAAAATTATAAATATTTAGAAATTCCACAAGGAGACTTTTTGCCTTTTTCTGCCGACAATGAAAATGCTGAAGAAGGGGAATTAGGGTTAAAGGTTAGGTTATATTATAATGTCTGATTTTTCCTTTCAAAGAAATGCTAAAATAACTATAACAGACACAGTTATAAAAGATAGTTTTGAACTTATTGAAAACAAAATTGAATTTAAAGTTGAAAAGTCTATAAATAGTTTTCCTAATTTATCTGAAATAAAAATAACTAATCCATCGGAAGATTTTGTAAAT